GATAAGGAATCTTGTATCCTGTTTTCCATCAATTTATCGTTGACAAAAAATAATAATGCTACTACTGTTTCTATCATTTTTTTCTCCAATATTCAGTTATTTGTTTCCATTCACACTCGAAATCTTCACAAGTATAGTCATACTCCTGGAAGGTTCCTGCGTTAATGCCCGTTTCCATTGCCATTACTAAATTGAATATCTCTTGTTGCGTCTTTAAGCTTTTCAACATCTTTTTTTAACTTTTCAATCTCCTTTTCAGCCTGCATAAGCATAACTTTAACGTGCAAGTTTTCTTCTAATATCTTTTGTTGCTTTTCAGTATCTTCTGCCAGAGCTTCTAATAAAAAAAATTGTTCTTTGTCAACAGGTACTTGATCTGCTTTTTTAAGTAAATCAGCTTCCATTAACTGAAGTCTTGTCTCTAAAGTATTGATGGTATTAGTCATACCAATATACATATAGACTGCAAAACCTGCAGCAGCAATGATCATCCCGATCGTTTTCAGATCGGTTTTTACAGCCGTTTCCTCATTTATCTTTGACATAAATTATTTATAAAATCCGTCAAAAACCCAATCAATGAATTTTTGCCACTGTTTTTTAATCCATTTAATCATTTTTTTTCTCCTCAATTTCGTAGAAAAATTTATCAGTGTCTTCAGTTTTCCACTTACGACTATCTTCTACGTTCCATTCACTTGTTTGAACCTTCCAATCAGGAATTTCATCTCTTACAGTAAAAGAGGGTATGTCCCATATTATTCGATTGTTTGGTTGAGCTGCATAATTGCCATCATCTAGGGCCATTATGTGAGCGCACTTGTGTTCGTGCGGGATCTCTGAATGATCAGTGTCGAGAATATTACTCTCTGGATGTGCAAAGTCAACAGTAAATAAATAGGCACCCGAATGCCACTTTTTATCTTTACCGATATATTTTCCTGATTGACCGTCTAGAATATCCCAAGAAGTAACAGCAGGATAATAACTGAAACAATTCCATAACTCCAGTTCATCAAGTCTACGTTCAGGAACTTTTGTTGGGTCAAAACCTTTCTGTATAAACGCAGATATAGGTAAACGGTAGAAGACCGCACCATTTTCCATAATTGCGTGAAAAAGTATTGGACGACCTGTGATCGAGGAAAGCCCAAAGATAATAGCATCTTCGACTTCTCCATGATGTTTTTTAAGGTCATAAAGATATTCTCTCCTTATTTGAGCGTAAATAGGTGGTATGTTTGCATTTAGATATGCCATTTAAAAGCCTCATTTTATTACTCCCCAATTGACACCCATTTTACAATTTACTTTGTTTTTAACATTCAATTGGATTGCGTTTTCCATAGTTTCTTTTACTATTTCTTTTTCATTATCATCTTTTATTGATAGACACAACTCATCATGTATTTGTATTTGAGGCAAAATACCTTTTTCATAAAGATCAACCATAGCTTTTTTAGTCATATCAGCAGCAGATCCTTGAATTAATCTATTTAACGCTTTGTAAGTAAAAGCAGGTTTGTAGTGTTGCTCAAAGTTTTTAATGTATTCGTCTCTGTGTTCTGCTTCATATTTATCTAATATTTCTGCTTTAAAATGAATTAGAGCTTCTTCTCTAGTTAGTATGGGTACAGGATCAAATCTCATAATTTGATTATTCCATTTACGATTTCTTGTTTCCCATTTATTAAATCTACAAAATCTATCTCCTAATGTGTAAAGAAGTTTATGTTCTTCTGCAAAAGCAATTAAATCTTCTGATAATTTTTTAACAAACGGAACTGTCCTGTGATATTTATCAAATAAAGTTTTAGCTTCTTGTTTAGATAAATTTAATTCTTTTTCTAATTTTAATTTACCCATACCATAAAACAAACCAAGGTTAATTGTTTTGGCCATGGTCCGTGGTATGTTAGCCATGTCTGCAACAATCTGGTGGAAGTCAGCATCGTCCTTGTTAAACTCTTCTTGTAACTTATCTGTTCCAGGTAATTGTAACTTTAAAGCATAGTGGACCACGATCCGTGGTTCCTGTTGCGAGTAGTCAAAACTTCCCCACTTACAACCTTCTTCAGGGATAAATAATTCTCTTATCTTCTTACCAATAAATCCTCTTGCAGGGATCTGTTGTAAGTTAGGATTTGACATAGAGAATCTTCCAGTAACGGTACCACCGTCATCAGATCTTATTTGATTGATGTCGGCGTGAATTCTACCGTTGTGAACGAAGTTTAATAAACCTTCTACGAATGCACCATTGGCTTTATCGCATTCTCTTGCTTTAGCAATCATACGAAGAAATCTATTTTTGTGTGTTTGTAAATAATCTTTTGGTAATTGTGGCATGCCAGACTTTGGAGTTTTTTTATAGTCTGTAATTTTTTGTTGATCTAAAAGTTTTTTGATAGAAGCTGCTGCCCAGATCTCAACTCTTACTCCTGTTCTTTTTTCTATCAAGTTGATGAGATTATCTCGTCTTTTCTCTAAAAAAGTGCTGAATTTCCTAGCTTTTTGGGCATCTATTCTAACGCCTTTAAACTTCATGTCAACTAGACAAGGAAATAATTTTGTCTCTAAATCAAAAATTTTTCTACAACTTTTATTTTCTTTTGTCTCACTGTTTGTGTATAATACTTCGTCTAATTTTTTATCAAATATCCTCCACAGTCTAATCGTTAAGTTAACATCTTGTTCTGCATATTCTTTAACTATTTTATAAGATAGTTTATGCATATTAGACATTGGATCTTTAATTCCTTCTACTAAAGCTTTCTCTTGTAAATCATATTTATATTTTGTATCTCCAAGATAATCTTTTGAAACCGAATCTAATGAATAACGCATTCTTGTTTCATCTAGTATGGATGCTGCTATCATAGTATCAATCAATCTACCTTTAGGCATTTGACCTGTAGCTGCTCTTATCCAACAAACGTCATAGATTGCATTATGAAATACTTTAGTTATCTTTTCGTTTTGAAAAATAAGTTTGTTTAACTTATCCCAAGTATCTTTAGGATCTAAATTATCTGTTTTGTCGTGTGCTATTGGAAAGTAAACTGTTTGTGTGTCTGTTGCTACGGCAATACCGCAAACAAAACCATCACCTCTGATGGCCCCTGATCCAAGTTTCTTTAAGTTTGGATCGTAGGTTTCAAGGTCAACGGCTACTGTGTCTACATCTTTTAAATCTAAATCTTCTATTCTGGGGGCTGTACACATTATTTTAAACTCCACCAAATTAAAATGGCTGGAATTACAAAGTGTTCAAACACTTCATACAATGCTAAAAACATTAATAGAAATGTAAACCATATACTTGTCTTTGATTTTTTGGCAACGTAAGTAAATAACTTAAAATGCCAACTAGTTATCTTGTCGGTTATCTGTAGTATCTTGCTTCTTATCTTCGGTTGTTTCATTTGTTTTCTCCTTTTTAAATATTTCGTCGTAATTTTTTTTATATTCGTCGGTAGGTACTCTTGATCTACCGTCCCACTGTCTACCTTTTTCTCTCATATGCCTATCATATAATATGTTAAACAAATTGCCATAATCAACGTTATGTCTATTAAGCAAAGTTTATACACTATTTTATATTCCTTATGTCTTCCACAGAGTTTATTTTTATTAAAGCTTCTGTAGGTATTTCTATGTTGTTTGTTTTCATTCTTAAAATTGTACCATCATCTCTAGTGCTAGTTCCGCCTTCTTTCTTTAACCAATTATCCATATTTTCAATTATAACTTTTTTAGGAAGCCAACCATCTATTTCCATAGTGCTTTCAGCTGCATTGTAGTTATTAAATAATATATATGGAACTAAATGATCTATTTGAAATTTAGTTAAGTTGTGTACCCAACCAGGTCTCATAAAAGAACTTGCAGATCTTCTAGTTTTAACATCTATTTTACTTTCATTAATCTGAATATCTGTTGGTGTATAAGCTTCATAACTTGGAAAAGGTAAACCCAACACCTTATAAATTATTAACTCCCCAATGATTCCAGTCATTTGTTGGTCTCTAGTACCATTAAAACCTGCTCTTCTATTACCAAAATTTATTGCTTGAGTAGTTAAGTCAGCATGTTCTTTTATTGTGTCAGTTACTTTAACTTTCATATTTTTCTCCTTTTCTTATAACATTTTTTACACATATATTCACAGTCAAATGCAATGTTTTTCTTTTTGCACACTACGCATTTCATTGTTTACTTTTCCATTTTTTATATCCATCTATCCAGGATTCTTTTTTTTCACTAGAATAGTCTCGATCAATGATCATATCTATGTAGTGTTTAGCTTTCTCTAAATCTTCTTTTCCGTTTTTTTTAGAATGTCTCACTATGTACTTTATAGCGTTCCCTTCAGCGAAAAGCAACTTGTTGTGATTTATAAATTCACTTGGTTGAATTTTCATTTGATAATGAGCGCCCCCAATTTGTTTTTTATATGGATCCATTTTTTCCTCCTAATTTTTTTGTTGTCTCCGAACACAGTGTCCAATAGTCAAAGATACCTCTGCTGTATGCAGTATACTTTAATCTTAATTGAACAAAGAAAGGTTCATCATCACGATATAAACTTTCATCAACAATGACATTGTCAAATGTTAAACCTTTTACATCGTGTATGTTGCCATACTTAACCCTGATTTCCTTTTCAGAGTTAGGTCCCTTCTTTATTAATTTATTTATATAAATTAATCTTTCTTTGTCAGTGTTTATTCTAACCTGATCAAAACTTTTATATTTTTTAATGTCAGCATGTAGATAATTTATTTCCATTAAATGGTCTATTGTATATTCTTTTTTAATCCAATCTTCGAAAGGTTTCTTCTTTTTTGATTTACCCCTTACAATGGCTTTACTACCCATATAATCCCAAAAACTTTTTATTTGAGATAGTTCAATAGGTTTTCCGTTTACAAAATCTGGCCATACAAAATGGCAAGTCAATTCTTTTTTAGAAACAAAATCAGAATGTTTTACGTGACTAAACTCTATTCCTTTTTGTTTAAAGAAATCTATGATTCTTTTATCTCCTGGTGTTTGTCTATAAGTAAATAAGAAAGTTTGATTAGTATTGTTTATCTTGTCTAATAAAATATCTAATGCGCTTGATGAATTTAAATTAGGCAAGTAATAACCTCTTCCTTTTATGACATCTCCAACTCTAAATCCTTTTTTAATTTTATTTTGTTTTAGATGTCTATCCGTATAGACAGCAGGTAACCATTTTCTAGTATAACCGTAGTGTTTCCATACTGGACTAATAATTTTTTTACACAAAGTATTTATGGCTTCACCACATCTTTTTCCATTTTCTAATTCTACTTCTGGTTTTTTAGATATTTTGTGAAAGTATTCTGGATCAGAAC